TGTCTTTATAATAATTGGTCTCTCATCAGTTATTGTTTATGCACTACCTGTGCCTAAAGACAAAAAGCTAAAACAAGTTTACGACTACGTAAAACTTGTAGCATTAAAGAAAAAGAAATAATTCGATGAGTAATTTACTAAACAACTTAATAGGTCCAGTATCTGGGATACTGGACAAGTTTGTTGCTGATAAAGATTTAAAAGCAAAACTAGAGCATGAAATTAAAACCGAATTACACAAGGCTAATATGGCGCAGATCGAAGTTAATAAAATCGAAGCGCAAAGCAAACATTGGTTTGTCGCAGGTTGGCGCCCGTGTGTTGGTTGGATTTGTGCTTTTGCACTTGCTTATCACTTCATTCTCCAGCCCTTTGCGATCTTTGCGATATCTCTCGCAGGCTTCTCATACGATCTTCCAGAGTTTGATATGAACTCTCTTATGACAATACTTATGGGTATGTTGGGTCTTGGTGGCTTACGAACATTTGAAAAAAGCAAAGGCGTATCAAAATGAAAAACTGGCCAAACTTTAAGTACGAAGAATTTGCTTGCAAACACACAGGCGAAAACAACATGGACCCTAGTGTGATAGACAAGCTCCAAGAACTTAGAACCGAATGTGACTTTCCATTCATTATTACCTCAGCTTACAGGTCTAAAAACCATCCAGCAGAAATCAACAAAGAAAAACCAGGCACACACACTAAAGGTATAGCAGTCGATATCTTGGTAAGCGGTTCACAAGCTTATGAAGTTGTTGCTCTAGCACCACAGTTTGGTTTCACAGGTATAGGGGTCCAACAAAAAGGTAAGGCTAGATTCATACATTTGGATGTAGGTGGGGAAAAACATGGTAAGATACGACCATATATCTGGAGTTATTAATGGAGTTATCAACGTACTTAGTTTGGAATGTTTTTATCACACTAATACTAGCGCCATTATTATTTTCCATTAGAAAAAATGAAGCAGAATTAAAAAGGTTGGATATTTTGTTGAACAAAACCAGAGAAGAAATCCCAAGCAAGTATGTCACTAAAGAAGATCAAGAAAACGATATTTCAAGATTATTTGAAAGACTTGACAAATTAGACCAAAAAATTGATAAACTAATAGCACAATGAATTTTTACAATCCATTTATGTCTGCCATACAATACGCCCAATCAATAGCGGGCGGTATGCCATTTTCACAAGTAGTTCAGCCTGGTATGAGTTTTTCACCACAGTTTCCAATGGGTGATAGGGTTATTCCACCATCACCAGGATTACCACCAGTAACACCACCAACAGTAGTACCACCAAACATACCACCAGTTGGTATTGGGTCAGGTGGCGCAGGTTACGGTGGTAGCGGATCTTCTCGTCTTGGCGATTTTAGAGGTGGCGATATGGGTATTGTTTACGACCCAATGGATGTTGGTCAACCAGGCGGTCCACTACCTTTTGACCTTGGTAAATCAGCAGGACCATTAGATTTTCTATCATTGTTACCACCACAACAACCACCAACAATAGGCTTGCCACCATTACAACCACCAAGCCAACAACTACCAGATTTATCTGGTGGATTAATGAACACCATACCAAGCGATCTTGGTAAAGTATTAAGTCTTATCTAAATGCCATCACAAGAAGAAATGATCAAGGCTCAAGAAGCCGAAAATATTCTTAACAGCGCATCTTTCAAAGAAGCTATCGCTAATCTCAAAGAAGAATACGTCAATCATTGGTTAAGAAGCAGAAACATTGATGATGTTGATATGAGAGAAGATTTACACAAAGCTATCCTTTTATTACCAGAAATAGAGAGACATCTAAGAATTATTGCTGAAAAAGGCAAAATCACTAAATCACAGTTAGAAAAGCTCAGAAAAATTAGTTAAAATATAAAAAAACTACAAAAGGAGTTTTTATGGCAACAACGGAAAAACCGATTGCACTACAGTCCGAAATGGACAAAGCAGCTTCATCATTTGAAGGATTTTTAGCACCTGAAGAGGAGAATGTTGAACCCCAAGAAGTTGAAGTTGAAGAAGCCGAATCTGAAGAAGAAGTCGAAGAAGTTGAAGAACTTGTCGATGATTTAGACGATGAGGATGAAGAAGAAGTTGAACAAGAAGATATTGAGGAAGAAGTAGAGCAACCCCAACTTTATACAGTCAAAGTTGATGGTGTAGAAACAGAGGTCACGCTCGAAGAACTCCAAAATGGTTATTCTCGTCAGCAAGATTATACGAGGAAAACTCAAGAACTGTCTCAACAGCGTAAGACTATTGAGCAACAGCAAGCTGAGTTAGCTCAAAGAGATGCGATTTATTCTCAACTGCTACCTAAGATGGAAGCACAGCTTAATGCTGAATTAGGTGATGAACCTGATTGGCAGAAGTTATATGAGGATGATCCAGTAGGGTATGTTAGGGAAAAACAACTCTGGGATCAGAAGAAAGAAAAGTTATCCGCAGTTCAAGTTGAGCAGCAAAGACTTCAACAAGAAGCCATGGCTGAACAGCAAAAACAAATTCAATCTATGGTTGAAGAGGGTAACAAAAAACTTTTAGAAATAATCCCTGAGTGGTCTAAACCTGAAACAGCAGCTCAAGAAAAAGCTGCTATTAGACAATACGCTATCGATGTCCTTGGTTATTCACCACAGGAAATGGATCAAGTCTATGACTACAGAGCTTTGATTGGTTTAAGGTCTGCATGGCTTCAACATGAAGCTGGACAGGCAACTAAAAAGAAACCAACACAAAAAGCAGCTGCCAGAGTAGGTAAACCTGGTTCAACAACCAGAAAAAGGTCAGCAAGTCCAGAGAAAAAGTTGCGTCAAAGGTTAAAGCAGACTGGTAAACAACAGGATGCTGCAAAATTATTTGAACAGCTATTAAAGTAAGGAGAAAATATAATGGCAAAAGTTACAAATGCTTTCGATACCTATAGCGCTACTGCTGATAGAGAGGATTTGAGTAATATTATTTACAACATATCCCCAATGCAAACTCCATTTATGAGTTCTATCGGCACTAGAAATGTAAAAAATGTTGTCTTTGATTGGCAAACAGAAGTTCTTCCAACACCATCATCAAGTGGTGAATTAGAAGGTTTTGAACTTTCCAGATCAGCAGCTCAAGCAACTGTTAGAGAATCAAACGTATGTATGATTTCAAAAAGAGATGCAACAGTTTCTGGTTCACAGGAAGTTTCAGACGCAGCTGGTAAGAGATCAGAAATGGCTCACCAGTTAGCTCTTATGGCTAAAGCTCTTAAGAGAGATATGGAAGAAGCTCTATGTCAAAATGGTGCAAAAACAACTGGTGATGCAACAACAGCTCGTGTAACTGGTGGTTTTGAATCTTGGGTTGAAACTAATGATTCAAGAGGTTCTGGTGGTTCAGCAGCTGGTAACGGTGCAGCTCCAGTAGACGGCACACAAAGAGACTTAACAGAAGCTCTTTTAAAAGACGTATTACAACTTTCATTTGAAAATGGTGGCGAACCATCATTAGCAATTTGTGGACCACATAATAAGCAAGTTATTTCTGGCTTTACAGGTAGATCACAAGCAAGACAAATGATCGATGCTAATACTGTTGAAGCATCTGTATCAATCTATTCATCTGACTTTGGTGAGTTACAAATCGTACCATCAAACAGATCAAGAGAAAGATCTCTATTATTGGTTGATCCAGAATATGCAAAAGTAGCATATCTAAGAAACTTCCAAACAGTTGATATTGCAACTATTGGTGATGCAGAAACCAAGATGATTGTAGTTGAGTACGGTTTAGAAGTATCTAATGAGAAAGCACACGGTATCGTGGCTGACTTAAACGTATCTTAATGATATTTATGGGCGGGCTAGTCCCGCCCTCTTTTTATGGCTAAACGAACTATCATAGATCACAAGCTTGGTTACAAACATGAGTTTGCTACTGAGGATGATAAAGTTGTTTACCACACTACCCAAGACGTGCAACCCATCTTAGAACACGTCAAACAATTAAGTTACAATAAACCAGGGAAAGATTTACGTCACGTTGCGGAAGTTCCTATGGTAATATATCAACAAGCCATGCGAGAAGGCTGGGCCAAGGACCAAAAGGCATGGAAAAAATGGTTGAACAATCCAGACAATAAATTGTTCAGAACATGGAAAGGTAAGGTATGACATATTCAGAATTAAAAACCAACATAGCAAACTACTTAAACAGATCTGATTTAACAGATCAAATGGATATGTTTATAGATAATGTCGAAGGCGAACTAAACAGAAAAGTAAGAACAAAAGAAATGATTAAAAGGGCTAATGCTACAGCAGATAGCCAATACTTATCCTTACCAACAGATTGGTTAGAGGTAATTAATGTTGAGATTACTTCAAATGATTTCAAACCTTTATTTCAACAATCACTAGAATCATTGGATGTTTACAGACAATCTATTAACAATAAAACAGGACAACCAATATACTTTGCTATCATGGATGAAGCCCTAGAATTAGCACCAACACCAGAACAATCATACACACTACAATTAACTTATTACGAAAAAATTCCAGCTTTATCTGACAGTAATACTTCAAACTTTGTTTCACTTAATCATCCAGATGTTTACTTATATGGTGCATTGAAACACGCATCTATCTATTTAATGGAAGATGAAAGGGTAGCAATGTTTACTCAGCTCTTTGAAAAAGCGTTAGAAGAAATTAAAATGGAACAAGAAAAAGCAGAATTTAGCAAAGGCTCTCTTATGCAAAGAAGAAGGTCTTATGGTAAAGCTAAGAAAAACGTTTATTATTGGAGTAACAACTAGGAAGTATTATGGCAGGATTTTCAGATTATTTAGAGGACAAAGTTTTAGACCATGTATTTGGTGGTAATGCCTATACAGCGCCATCAACTTTATACGTGGCATTATATACTGTAGCACCAAGCGACACAGGTGGTGGCACAGAAGTTTCAGGCGGAGCTTACGCACGACAAACAGCTACTTTTACAGTTTCAGGCACAGACCCAACAACAGCTACTAATTCAGCTGCTATTGAATATCCTACAGCTACAGCAGACTATGGCACGGTTGTTGCTTGTGGTGTTTTTGATGCTGCAAGTTCTGGTAACTTGCTTGCTTATGCAAACTTAACAAATTCAAAAACAGTAGAAAGCGGAGACATATTTAGATTCAACTCTGGTGATTTAGATATCACTCTCGCATAATGGCTTCCATAGGCTACGGCAGAGGGTTCTACAGTAGGTCCTACTATAACAATTTAGCATTTCAAGCAGTAACCAGTATTGCTGGTGTTAGTGGTTTTACCTCACCAGCCAGGCGTGTCAAAGTTACAGCTTCAATAATATCTGGTGTTTCTGATTTTGATTCATCTGCTGGTTTTGTTAATCTTGGTATTTCTAATATTGCTGGAGTTTCAGATTTTGATGCTGTTGGCGCACAAAAATTTAATGGTGCATCAAACATCGCATCAACAACAGATTTTGATTCTGTTGGTTTTCTTTTATTTCAATCGTCTAGCACATTAAGTGGAACATCTGAAGTTATAGCTTTTGGTACTGTTACTTACGCAACTGAATCCTTGTTCGCCCAAACAAGTGGTTTTTCAGCTATCGGTAGTTTAAAATGGGAAGATATATTAGTACCAACGGATGATTGGTCAGATCAACTAACAACAGGTAGTTGGACAGCGCAAAACAACCCATCATCTACATGGTCAGAACAAACTGTTGCAGACGATACTTGGACAGAACAAAGCGTAACAAGTGAGACTTGGACAGAACAACAAAATAGATAATGGCAGACACAACAACAACCAACCTAAGTTTAACTAAACCAGAACTAGGAGGTTCTGAAGATACCTGGGGAGATAAACTCAATACCAACTTAGATACCATAGATGCGATCTTTTCATCTTCTGGTACTTCTATAGCATTAGGCAATGTTTCTGTTAATCAATTAGATTTGGTTGATACTAAAAAAATTAGATTGGGAACTGGTCAAGATCTCTTAATCTATCATGATAGTGGTTCTGTTATTGAAGATGTCGGTACTAATGAACTAGATATTAGAACAAATGGCCCTCATGTAGCGATAAGCGCTGGCTCTGAGTTTATGGCTAAATTTGTCAAAGATGCTGGAGTAGAGCTTTATCATAACAATATAAAAAGATTAGAAACCACAGCATCTGGCGTAGAAATGACAAATGGGCTAGTGGTACAAGGTGCTTCTACATTTAATGATGATGTTAGTTTTACTGGAGCAGTCAATGGAACATTTACTGGTAATTTAACTGGTAATGTCACAGGGACAGTTTCTGATATTTCAAATCACGATACTGGTGATTTAGCAGAAGGATCTAACTTATACTATACAACTGCCAGATTTAATTCAGCTTTTAGTGGCAAATCAACATCAGATCTATCAGAAGGCACTAACTTATACTACACAGATGCTAGAGCCAGAGGAGCAATATCTGTTTCTGGTAATGCCATTTCATACAACTCAACAACTGGTGTTATAACATCTAACTTTGAAGAATCACCAACCTTTACTGGTAATGTCTCAATAGACGGAACACTTACAGTACAAAGCAATACAATTATTGATAGTTCAAGAAACCTAGTGGGCGTTGAATCTATTGATTTGGCAGATAATAAAAGAATAAAACTTGGGACAGGTGACGATCTGCTTATTTACCATGATAGTGAATCAGTTATAGAAGATGCAGGAACTAATGGTTTAGATATTAGAACAAATGGCCCAAACATATCAATAAGCGGTAATTCTGAATTAATGGCTAAATTCGTTACTGACGGAGCAGCAGAACTATATTGGGGAAATGGTGTTAGTGCATCAGTTAAAAGACTAGAAACCACATCATCTGGAGTAAATATGGTAGGTGGCTTAACAGTTCAAGGCACTTCTACCTTTAATGATGATGTCTTAATATCTGCTGATCTGACAGTCAATGGCACAACCACAACAATTAA